TTTTTTCTTTTTTTCATAGCTTTTTGAATAGCTGCCGATCTTTTCTTTTCGTAGCCACTCATTTTGCCATCCTTATTCAAATCACCTTTTTTCATCATTTTCTTTTTCATCATTTTTCCTGGCATAATTAACCTCTCTTTTTCTTTTTAGGAAAACCAGCTTTCATATTTGCATATGCTTTTGGTGTGATTGTTGATTTGCTCTTTGGTCTTGATATACCTTTTTTCTTACGTTGGTTTATGTTGTAATATAATCCTTTTTTTGCCATAATTTTTCTCCTGTTAAAAAGGGGGGTAAAAACCCCCCTATGTTAATTATTCTACTGAATAATATACCCACATTGCGATAGTACCAGTTGCACTAGCACCACCAGTTGTGATTAATATATCAGTTGTTGCAGTAGTTCTATGAGCTATACCAGTCATAGCAGCCACTGGTGCGCCTGTTGACGATCCAGCTAACATGCTTTGGCTCTGTCCAGCAACATTCCATGTGCCTGTAACACCGATATATCTATCGTCATCACCAGAATCTCCAACTTTTAAAGTTACAGATCCACCTAAAGCATCACACTTTACAACAACATCATGTATTGTTGCGAAAGCTGGAATTCTTGCCATAGTAATATCACTACCACTAGCTAAAGATGACGCTTCAAAAGTGTCGTGAAACACTCTGATTTTGCCACCTACTTGTTCGCTACTTGCTTTTACGCTAGGAGTAGAATCAAGATTTGTAATATTTACGCCTTTTACACTTGCCATTTTCTATCTCCTATTACTCGTTACAAGGTATTTGGAATACCTTTTTTTCTTCCATACGAGTTGCACCAATGCTCATGCAGTAATAAACTTGTGTACTATAAGATTTATCTGCTCTTTCGCTAATTTTAGCTTGAACATCTTTACCAATAGCAAGTTTAATTGCATCTTCAGTGTAAGCAAAACATAATCTATCATCAGTATTTGATGCATCAAAAGGTAATCTGTTTGATGTTACAAATTTAAAACCAAGGAAAGTATCAATTTCGCCTTGTACTAAAGCTCGTACAGTGTTGAAGTCAGCAGAAGTAACTGTGCTGTCACCTAACAAATCAGAAATTTGTTGTGCGCCACATACAATGTATCTCTGTAAAGATGGATCAACATCATTTGTGTCAAAAAATTTCTTTGCTTCTCTTAATTTAGCTAAAGTTAAACCATCTGATTGGTTTGACGTAGCAAATTTAGATGTGCTTGGTAACGCTACAGATGTACCACCTGTAACCCCTGTGTCAGCAGATGCATTAAATGCTGTAATAATTACATCATCCATACTTCTACCCATAGCAGCTGCTGCTGCTTTTGCATAAGAGCTTGTTGGATCAATAAGCATTCTGATTTTATCAACATCGTCAATTAAATCAGCCCACTCATAGTCATCCATACTTACTCTACGCCTGTCGTGAGGTGTATCAAGTTGTGGAGTATCTGAATGTCTGGATAGTTTCTTTTGAGCAGCTGTTACACCGATTTGTTCAAAGAAAGCATTTTTTCCAACAATAGACTCCTGGTCAACTGTATCCCTCAACTTTGATCCCATTTGTTGAGAAAGCATAGTCACATTACGACTATACTGTTCTACAAATGCTGTAGTAATTTGATTAGACATACTAATCTCCTATAAGTTAAGTTTTGTTAATGCTTGATTGATTTGTCCTCACATGAGGGATCTATCTTCATTTAAAGACTGATAGTCTATCTTCTTTCAGATTGTCAACCGAGGCGTGAAGCTTATTCGGATTCTATTCCCAACTTCATATTCTGAAGTTGAAAAACCTCTTTAACAGCAGATTCGTGATTTGGATGTTTTTTGTTCCAGTATGGCCCATTTGGATCAGCAAGAATTTTATTTATTTCTTTTTCTGCTTGATCTGGTGTCATAGCACCACCCTCATCTTGTCCACCACTAATATTATCTTCTGTAAAACTATTTGATAGTTTTGCCAATGATTTTACAAAACCTGGATGATTTAAAATATTACTTCCATCTGCAAGAGTAACATCTTTCAATTCATTCTGAAAAAATTTATTAAACATTGTATTAGCTTTACCGACTTCTTTGTCGTAAGCTAAACCAAAATCTTTTCTTAATTGTTCTTGTGCGTTTTGTAAGCTCAATGCATTTTGTTTATTTATTTCTTCTCTACCAGTTGTTTCAAGTTGCGTATAATAATCTAAAATACCTTGTGCTTGATGTGGTAATAAACCCATCTTATGTGCATGACCTAAAAAATCTTTTACAGGTTGATCACTTGCACCCTCTTGCACAGTATATTTTACATCATACTTATCAGCAGATTCTGGCACACCAAGTTTTTGATAAACTTGTTTCCAATCTTCTTCTGTTGCATTTTTACCTGGTATAGCAATTTTGTCTTGGCCAATCATTCTTTGTGAATGTACATAGCTTTTTGCAAGTTGTCCTACATCCTGGAAACTTTGTAAGGATGCTTCACCTTGTAAATCTTCTGGTAAACTTGATACAAAACTTTGTGGTTGTGTATCAGTTTGAGTTTCTGTTGCAGTTTGTTCAGACTGTTGATCTACAACAGTTGCCTGTTCTTCTGTCATTTTTTCTCCTCTAACATTTGTTTAATAAATAAAGTTACAGCTCTCATACCCTCTAAATTAGCACTGACATAAGGATCTTTGTCAAAAGTAGTGTTGTGTACACCAGTTCTTTTTTCTAAATCCTCTAGTACAATCTTACCCTCTTTAGAGGAAAAGGTTATCATATATGCTTGTTTAATTTCTTTAATTATATCTTCTTGTTTTTTACTCATTTAATGCTTTTAACAAAGGTGCTGCCTTACCTCCAGCTTCTGCAAGTTGCTGTGCTTGTTGTATTTCAGCTTGTTCTTGCATCGCTTGTGCTTTTTCTGCTCTAATTTGTTCCACTTCTTGTCCAGAACGTAAAACTTTTTTAGGAACACCTAAAATATCAGTTATATGTTGTACAAGTTTATCTGAATCAATGTAATCCATAACAGGCATTGATTGACCAAGTGGTGCAATAATTTCTAATGATCGTAAAATAGCTTGTATTTCACCTGTTCTTTGTGATCTAGCTAATGGAGAAACATATTCTATGTCTATCGTTTGTCCTTGTAGACTTTCTGGTGGTACAGGTAACATTTTTTTACGCAGTAATATATTGAAACATCTTGTTATAAGTGGTTGTAGCATTTCAGATTGCATCCTGCCCAAAACAGGAGCTAACAAACGCATTTTTTCTTCATTACGTTGCATAACTTCTGTTGCTGTCATACGCACATCTTGTTGCATAAGAAACTGATCAACATAATATGCCTGGCGTATAGCACCTCTTCTTTGTTCTTCTAAATTTATACCAACAGGTGTGTTTGCACCTATGTTTAATGGCTCAATTCTATCTCTACTGCCAGATCTGTAATAATTTAAACCCCCTGGCTGTGTTCTTACAGGTAAAACAAAACTATCATCTGGTACAAGCAAAGGTGGATCTACCATTTTTTGTGCTGCTTTAATTGTTGTTTCTGCCATTCTGTTAAGCATTTTTATATCTGGCAAAGCAATCATAGATGGTGATCTACCCCAGCTTTCAGCAGATGACTTTAGCCATCTTGGTATGACAAATGGAAACTCCTCAAAACCAGAAATACTGATTATGTGTCCATCTTCGTTATCGTAATAAACTGATACAAATGCCATTGATTTGTTATCCATTTTGTACGGATTAAATTGGTCATTTGGTTTTACACAATGATGTAATTCTATTTCATCGTAAGGATTTTCTTCTGCTATAGCAAAAATTCTTTTACCTACTGCATCACCAAATCTTTTAACAGCAGATCTTGCAGACATTTTAAAAGATCTATGTATTGTGTCTACAAAACCTTTGTCATTTTCTGCTATGTATATTTCTTTTATGTGTCTTGTAGAAAATCTTATAAGTTTTTCATCATCTTCTTCAATCATCATACATGCTGTGCCAAAAACTACTAGATCTACATACAACTCATGTATTTCTTGTTGAAAATTAGATCTGTTAAGAGCAATATACATTTGTCTTGTACTTGCTTCTAACCACTCTCTACTTTCTTCATCTAATGCAAGATTATCGTCTTTGAAACGCATACTAAACCAAGGAGTAGCTGCATTTGTAAGCATACCATGTAGTGATGATGATAATAATTCAGAAGCATGTAGGGCAGTACCATCAAATATTCTATTTGTTCTTTTATCGCCCTCTGTTCTGTCAATATTTACATCAGCTTTTCTTGGTAAAACAAAGTCAGCTATTTCTTGCCAATGACTTTCCCAGTTTTGTCTTTTGTTTTTTAACTGTGAATATTGATTTTGTAATTCGCTTATATTCATTTATTGTCCTAACTGATCTTTTTGTTTGTTATTTTTTGTAAGATTTAACATACCTAAATTATTTCTATTGCTTGTAAATGGTACACCTCTTTGTTTTGCACTAAACATTCTTGAATACTCATCAACAGCTGCTTGTGGATTATTTGCTTCAGCACTAGCTGTATTTGCAGCCATACGAAGTGGTGTATTTACAATACTAGCTGTAGGATTTATTACAGATGCACCAGCTAATGCTATTGACTTTATTCTATTTTGTTCTTCTAACATTTTTTTTGATATAGGCACAGATGACATAACACCTCCAGGATCACCAGATCCCATAGCACCTGGATCTTGAACAGCACCAGGAGTATATGATCCATATTTTATTTCATACCCTTTTGATGTAAGCATGTAACCTCCACCACCTGACCTTTTTGCTTCACCAATAGAAACTAAATATTCATTTGTAATTTTACTTGCTTCACCACCATACCTAATAGGGTTTTGTGCTTTACTTGCAATATAACCACCTCTCGTAGCAGTTATACCTAGAGCTTCTTTTACAAATTTTTTTGCTTTTTTAACTTCAGGACTAACATTGTTATTATTGTTATTATTATTGTT